AAACAAAACAGGAGGGATTTGCATGGAGAAGGATTATTTCACGATGAGCGAGATGGCGAGAGAATTGGGAGTAACGAGACAATGCGTATTCTGGCATATCCAGAGGGGCAGACTTGCGGAGCCTGTAGTTATAGGGACTCTACCCTGCTGGCGACGTAAGGATGCCCTGCGCTTCATGGCAGACTACCGGGCCGGGAAATATCCGAAGGGGCCAGTATTAGGATCTAAGATGCCCCGGAAGCCTAAGGAGAAGCCGGAGAACGCATAAGGGCGGTCACATAGCAATATAGCATAAATACTATACGCAGATCACTTCACGGGCGGTATCTATTACCGTCATACCCTACTCAGAAAGCGTGTCACGATGGAAAAGAAGAAGAATCATATTTTGCCAGAGACTTTGTACGGAGAACTTTTAATTAGTGAAATTGAAAAGTTGAGCGATGAAACGGAATGGCTTGCAGAGGGTTTTATGACGGAGCCGAGCATAACTATGATCTATGGGACGGACGGTATGGGGAAAAGTTTTGTAGGCTTTCAGAATGCTGTTGAGCTTGCAAGCGGCCTTCCCCTGCTTCACGCCTTCCCTGTTAAAGAGCCGAAGCGGGTTATCTATTGCCCCGCAGAAAGAAGCATCAAGGAACCACTTAAACGCATGAAGGATATGCTTAAGACGGAGCGCATAAAGGATAACATTAAGCCGCAGAACCTTTGTGTGACTACCAGTTTCCAAGGGCGGGATATATCGAATAAGATGGTGAGTGATTTACTAATTGCGAAGCTCATCAATATGTCTGAGACAATCGGCGGGGCTGATTGCGTGTACTTTGATCCCCTGTATGCGTTGGTGAAAGGTGATCTCAAGTCTGATGAGGCCATCAACGGAGTCTTCGATTTCTTTCGGCGGGTCGGTAATGAACTTGGCGCATCTGTAGTCTTCATCCACCATGAGAACCGGGGCCAACGCATGGACGGAGAGAAGGAGCGTTCCGGGCAGGATTACTATGGCAACAAATTTATCTCTGGCCTCTGTACCTCCATCTATCACATGAAGAAAGAGAATAAGAACGAGGAAATGAGGACGGTCTTAATTAATGAGAAGGATACGGATCGCGTCTTAGCCCCGCGCATCGAACTGGAATATCATCCAGAGTTAGCGACCGTGAAAGCTAATATCGGCTCATCCCCCATCATCAAAGAAATAAAACTCAGAGAATATCTGAACGCAAAACAATCCTCTGGAACTACATTTACATCAGAGGAGCTATTCTCAACACTGGGAATAAATGTTCACCCAGTAAACAAGCGCAAGATGATGGCGGGTTGGATTCGGTTGGGAAGAATTAAGAATCTAGCGGTCAACGGAGCTAAGGGAATTTACAGTGCAACGGGGATCTTTTAAACCCATGCCTGAAGCGTGTAGTCTAGTTTACTCTTTAATATCTATATATAGGTAATACGCTACACCACAGGTTGTAAGCGTTGAATTTATTAAGGAGAATGGGGGTGTAGTAAAAGAAAAGCTGTTCCGAGCTACAACTTATGCTTTTGGAGCAGAAAAAGGTAGACAGAATTACCCAAATAGTCTAGTCTTTCACGTAACCAAAAAAGGCTGAAATTAGCCCTAAAGTTAATGAATAATCTGCCGTTAATCTTGGTATAAACGTAGAAAGGTTGGAATCATGGTTAAGTTTCTGATGGTTTTCCTGATGATCGGTGCGACAAGTGGTTATGCTGAGATGAATTTAGATGCTTTAGCCATGATTGAGTCCTCGAATAATCCCAAGGCCGTGAACCGGGATGAAGGTAGCTATGGACTCTTTCAAATCTCCCCGATTGCGCTCAAGGACTTCAATGAGCGGGTTGGAAGCAAGCATACGGTTAAGAATCTGATGCGAGAGGAAACGAATGCTCATATTGCCATCTGGATGTTGCAGGAACGCCTTCCCCAGATGCTTAGGTACTACAAGAAAGATGTGAGTACCCGAAACCTGATTATTGCGTGGAATTGTGGAATCACCTGTTTGGATCGCAAGAAGCTACCAAAAACAACTCTCAATTATCTGTCCAAATACAGGAGGCTCACAGGTGAAAAGGTTTAGGGTGGATTACTTACTCCCCTGCTACATGACGGTTACGGCGGGGGATGCGGAGGAGGCCGGGATCATGGCTCCGATGGATGCAGAGGCGGTGAAGGTGACGTATCTGGGTGAGGATGTTGAGGACTTTGGGCTTGATGAAGGAAGTGGGCCAGATGGTGAGTATGGGAATTGGTTGGCGTAATGGAATCTAAAACTGGAGGCACTATGGAACGGATTACTTGTGTGGATGTGGGTGAAGCTTGTGGGCATTTGATTGGATTTCTGGAGGAAATGAGACGGAAGGGAGTCCTGAATGATGAGAGGGCGAGACGATACCGGGAAGATGTGAAGTTGTTGACACGGCAAGCTACGGAGAATCCCACGGCTCCCCTGTTGGCAGGTGATCTATGAGGGGCGAGGACATCATTGAGGAGACGCTTGAATTTGAGAGGAAGCGGAGTCTCTGGCAACTCTGGATGGCGAGTCTGGATGTGACGGAGTTAGTGACCGTGGCGAGGGACTTGGCGAAGATGTTGGAATATGCGGGGAAGCAAATGGAGGTAGCGGAGTTGAATCGGAAACTCCTCATGGGGTCGAGCCACATGGAGATTAAGCCAGAGGATGCCGCATGAAACATACGAAGTGCATGAGGATTGCCTTTGAGGTCAGTAAGTCTGAGGGCTTCATGGCAATACAGACAGAGGCAAGAGTAGATGGGGTTGACATGGTACTTGAGGACACTGAAACATTCCAGCAATACATAATCACTATTAAACCAGCGGAGATTTCCCCATGTTCCAAAGCTTCTTCGTAAGGGAGAGAGACGTTGAGATCAGGATTGAGCTTGCGGAGGATCAGGACACCGATCACCCATTCATCTTCATCATTCAGGATATGGTGAGTGGGGTTACCGCGACGAACTTCATGACGAAGGCGGAAATGGAGAAGATGTGTACGCAGGTGCTTGGGGTCATGAATCAGTATGATCGGATGCGGATTGAACGGGAGCTGAAATGAGCGGGGGTAAGTCGTACAGTCACTCAAGGTTGCAGGCGTACAAGGCGTGTCCCCTTTCATGTTTCTTCAAGTATGAGGTTGGGCTGGAAAAGGATGAGGATGAGAAGTCGGAACATCATCTGGTGTTTGGGCGGGCTATGCATGAGGGACTGAGACTCCTCTACCTTGGCGATACGTTGGAAGCGGCGCAGAAGAAGTTTAAGGAGGTGTATCCGAGGAACCTTGATCCAGAGGACAACGCTAAGACAACGGAGCATGGGCCAATCATTCTACAGAGATACGCAGACAAGTGGCGGGAGGAAGATAAGAAGTGGAGAGTCCTGTCATGTGAGGAAAAGGATGGATTCCAGTATGCGGAGGAGGAGTCCTTCACGGTGGTCTTAGACCTCATCATTGAGAACATTGAGTATGGGGGTATCTACGGACTCGATCACAAGGTGGTTGGAGGAAAGAAGGCTACCCTCTCCTACGACTTCTGGAACCAGTTTGAACCGAACAGTCAGGTGACGAAGTATACGAGCTACATACGGGGCAAGTACGGGGATTGTTCAGGGTTCTATGTGAACGCCATTGGGTGTGGGTACAGGAGCCGTATGTACAAAGGTGAACCCGCTGGATTCTGGACACGCTTTGAGAGGCAGATGTTTAACAGGAATGTTGGGCAGATGGAACGTGAGGAAGCGGACACACAGGAGTGGATCAGACGCATTGAGGATTCAAGGGAGAGAGGGGTTTGGCCCATGAATACGGATGCTTGCCGATTCTGCTCTTACCGCCCTATCTGCTCCGCTGGCTGGACATGGGAACAGGATCAGGAACTTATCACAATTCAGTACAACGTAAAGAAAAGGAAGGACGCTTAAGATGCCCGACGCAAGTGAGTTTAGAGCTAAGAGGCCGACGAGTACGGTGCTTATCAATGGGTACTTTGGGGATGGAAAGACACACGCCGGGATGACTTATCCGAAGGTGTATGTGGCCTGTTTTGATCCGTCAGGGTTGGACATTCTGTATCGCAAGGGAAATGAAAGGCTCCTAAGCAATCTGGTTCACTATGAGTATATACGTAATGCAAATGAGGCTGAGTTGAAGAAGGTTTTTCAGGAGAACGCAAAGGCTGAGGAACGGTATTCCATATATGGGTGCATCCGTCATGCGGAGGAGCTTGCGAAGGGAGGGATGATTGAGACGTTGTTTCTGGACGGCGGCACTTACCTCTTTGATATGCGTTGGCAGTACATCAATGAGTATGAGGAGCAGAAGTCTGGAACAACGGGAAACATTGATACCCAGGCTATGTATCGCAATCTGGGGTTATGGTCACAGAGGTTTATTGCGAGTGATCTCCTTACGATTGCAACACGGTACAACTTGAACGTAGTCATGACGTGCCATCTCAAGCGTGAGGCGAAGGATGCTGTGCAGGGGTCGGATAAGACCACGAACCGGGCGCGGAAGGTGTCTTTGGAATCAGACATCTCCCCCATGATTGAGGGCGGGTTTCGGAGCAAGATTGAGGGGCTGTTTGGAGCGTCCATCTACCTTGATACGAAGCTTGATGCAAGCGGGAAACAGACGAAGTGGGCTTACTGTGACACGACGTTTGCGTATGGAACAGTTGTGAGGGCCAAGAATCGCTACGGCCTTCCAGCGAAGTTAGACATCACGGGTAAGGAATTTTATGCAGAGCTTATGAAGAACATCAATCAGCAGAGTGTAGTAACCAACGTGGCTTAAAGCCGCATAACTAGGAGGAAGTGAATATGAGTGATAGTCCATTTGAAGTGCTTGATAACTTTCCTGAGACGGGTGATTTGTCTGACCAGTCGGGGGGAGATGTTATTGATGCGGCAAAGGGTGTGCGTTTTGTGATTCAGAACGTGGAGCCGAAGTTGCAGAACGATAAGGAAACGGGAGCGATGAACCGGGCGAGTCTTAATGTTCGGTGCGCTATCTCCTCTCTCGGGGTGGATGGTAACGGGAAGTATGCGGGAAAGAATCTCTTCGCAGAACTCCTGACCGCCTACAACGAGCAGAAGTATACGAGCGATTGGTGGAAGAAGCAGGCCCGTTTCCCCTACCGTCAGTTTTTGAAGGCGATGGGTTTCGATGACAAGAATCCCCCGAAGGTGACGGATGAGTTTATCCAGAGTCTTAAGGGGCGTGAGTTCATCGGGGATATTCGTAAGGCCGAGATTCGCGTCAAGGATGGCGATGGGAAGTATGTCGGTACGGGTGACTTTAAGAACGAGCTGGCTAACTTCAAGTCAGTAGAGGCTTAAGGTGCTGAGAGAGGGGTGGCGTGTTACCGAGGAGAAGCGGTGCGTTATCCCCTCTCTTCCTCCGAGCGTGAATGCGATCTACCAGATTATCTTTGCACAGAGAAGGGTTGAGATGAAGCCAGAGGTGAGGGCGTGGAAGACGAAGGCGAAGGAGTTTGTTCCGAGGCTGAATCCACTCACTGAGAGTTACCTTGTGACGCTTGATGTTACGTTTACCTACAACTGGTTTTATAAGAATGGGAAGTTGAAGAAGTTTGATTCTCAGAATCTCCTTAAGGTGCTTATTGATGCAGTGGCTGAGAAGGCTGGATTCAATGATGAGATCGTGAAGATGGGGAGTTGGTCATCCATACATAGCGAGGATAAGGAACAGGTCGAAGTTGTGATTAGGCAATTAACGGATGAGGAGCCACATGGAACGCCGAATGATTCAGAGTGATAGCCCGCATTGGATAACCACCCTCTCCCCTGCCGAGAAGGACGAGCTAATGAGGACTGACCGCCCAAGGAGTATACCGCATGGAGAATGAGGAGATTAGGGGGGAGTTGGCTGACATCCTTACTAAACTGAAGAATGGAGATACGGATCTTGAGAGACTTAAGTTGCGATTATACGGGACACGGCAAGCCATTCAGCTTAGAGCCATTGAGTGTGCAGATCGTCGCCTCACCCACGAAGCCGAAGTGTTGTCGCACTTGCGGGAGGGTGTTAGACCGCCGAGCCAAACACCCGTACTGCCAGAAGCATCGCGGCCTGTCTATCTGCCAAAGAATCTGCGAGATGTGTGGAATACAGTTTCAGAGGAAGCAAGTAAACGGCAACGTAACAAGACAAAGATTCTGCTCAAACCTCTGTCGGACAAACGCATCAAGAATGCACGATAAGGAAGATGTTCTAGCCATCAAGATGGTGAAGTATTGGACGGGGGTTAGGCAAGCGGATATGGACTCTGAAGTAATCGCCCTTGCCCGAATGTACCAGATGGTGAAGCGGGAACTTGAAGCAAGAGGCGTCAGAATTGGAAGAAGTCGAGTTTTATCAAACGCAGTATAACTAAGAAAGGTGAGATATGGACACATTGGAATTACTTAAAGAAATTGGAATGAGTAAGGCGAGTGATGGACTTGAAAAAAAGATTGAGTTGCGGTCTAAGTTGTTTACTGCTTACCAGAACTTCCAGTTTATTTGTAAGGAAGCTGTGGATAGGTTTAATAAAAATCTGCGTGAGAAAACAGAGGTTATTTACGACAAGAAAACGAAGGAAGTCAGGAAGAAGGTTGACCCGAAGAAATGGAATGAAGTGGTGTATGACAAGTTGGTGTTCTCGAAACTATCTGATTATCCATATGTACCGCCCGCTGATGTGCTTATGAAGGTTAAAGATGCTATGGATAAGAAGTGCTTCGATACGTTTGAGGTGGCTAAGATCGAAAGTGTGGTGGAAATCATCGACCCCATTATCTTCGGGAAGATTGATGGATGCACAGACCTCTTCTTCATTGCGCAGTGGGATGAGGATGTGAAGTTTGAGGATTTGATGAAGGATAATGTTTAATGGCCACGCTTACTTCGGAACAAGAAAGTCGGGAAATGTATCGGCAAAGGGTTTATTACTCTAATGCTTTAGATAATCTAGCTGCGTGGTATATTGGAGAACCAGCCGATTACTCGATTGATAAGTCTAAGGTCTTCAAGGGTATCCCCGGCTCAATTAAGCCCGTTGCAATCATGGAGAATTTGGAGCGCGTCACGGGAGATAGCGTCAGTAATCGTATTAAGATGTTTATGAAGTAGAGTAGTCTCTTCCCCGACCGTATAGGCGGACGACTGGTACTTAGTACCCTCAATAGAGAAAGCGGAGAATATCCGTACCGGGGGTGAGGCAACTTTAAATGCGGAGATAGTTTAATGCAAAATGATATGTTCCAACATATAGATGGCGGTGCAAATCCGACCTCTCCGCTCCAATTATTTTTTAGAAAGATTAGATCAGATAACGCTAACAGGATTTTTGAGAAACATCATTATGCCCATAGAGCTGTTCCTATTTCAGAATCTTTCGGAGCTTACAAAAAAAATGCGCTTCAAACTCTTGTTGGAGCTATTAGTTTTGGGAAACCAGCTTCCCCATCTCTTTGTGATGGTGCTTGTGGAAAAGAAAACTCGCACAGGATTTACGAGTTGAATCGTTTATGGGTTTCCGATGAATGCCCAAGGAACACTGAGTCGAGATTCATAGGATGGTCTTTAAGAATACTAAAACAAATTAGACCTGATTGGATTTTAGTTAGTTACGCTGATACAGCACAGGGTCATACGGGAGCAATTTATAGAGCTACTGGGTGGATTTACACAGGTCTTTCTGACGCAAGAGAGTGTGGGGATTATGCGGTAGAGGACGGTAAACATAGTCGTCATGCAAAGAAATCAGATTCTCCTAATATCCCAAGAAGTAGAAAGCATAGATACTTTTACTTTCTTAAACCAGATGATATTTGTTTGCTTAAGTATCCAATACTGATCTTTGAGAAGTAGAGAGTTTTCTGCGGTGTGGTCGGGAACCTGAGGGGGCTGATGGACTGATTGCCATCCCCTTGCATCCCAATGCCGCCGCAGAGCCAGTCCAGCTTAATGCCACATATTGCGTTAGGTTGGCTGGCACGAATTACGGGGGAGGGGCTATCTGATGAATATGCAGATGGAGGCAACGTAAGTGGGCTTCCCTAGCCAGAAGCGAGGGGCGTTGTCGTAAGGACGGTTGGCTACCGAACGGGTGCGATACCCGCCCTCCCCCACCAGTAACAAGGCCAAGGAGAATTTAGATGAAATGTCCAAAGTGTAATTACCCGCAGTATTGTCCTTGCGAAAGTTGTAGGACTAGACTTCCACGGATTAGAAAACCTTGGATTTGGATTGATGGCGAAGTTATTGAATGCGCCCAATGTGGGCTTAAGAAACACGCAGATTGGTGGCTCGATGAAGAGATGAAACAATTTCGATTGAGTCAGTAACAAGGAAACAAAGCCGGGAGGTAGATATACATGAGATTCGCTGTGGGCGTACGACCAATAGCAGAGAGTCAACATTGTTGAGCTTCCCGGCTCCATTTTAAACAAGAGAGGGTGTATGGAAGAAGAAATAGAGGAACTTGCAGAACGGGGTCTAGGTTACTTTTTGGAACCCAATACTAGCTTAAAAACAAATCTCAAGAAAGTGATTTTGGAAGCATACAAAGCTGGTATGGAAGCAACCGCAAAGATTTACAAGTCCTAACACAACCAACAAAGGAGAATGAGCGAGATGGGAATGTATACCGAGCTTATTTTAGGAGCTGGCTTAAAGGAGAAAACTCCCAAGAGTGTTATAGATGCGCTCAGGTTTATGTGTGGTGATTTGCAAGAAGAGCCAGATGATTTCCCTTTCTATGGTCGCATTAACTGGATGTTCAGGAGCGGTTCGTACTACTTCGCTGTCAACAAAGGGTTGTCCAAGATGTGGTATAACGAGTTCGGGAAGAACTGGGTAATCAGCGCACGGTGCAATATAAAGAATTACGAACAAGAGTTTCAGAGGTTTCTGGAATGGCTTAAGCCTCATATCGCTTATGGTAGTGGTGCATGTGACTTCTACGCTATCGTGACGTATGAAGATGGCAAGCCAGAAATTTATTACTTAGACGAGTCTGCACAAAGTATTAACTAACCAGCCTATCGGCGGAGGGATTATGAGTGAGCTAACACCGTACTGGATGTTTAACTACAACGAGGAGGCTCCCGATGCCAAAGCCTAAGGGGGATGGAGGGCCAGCGTTTCCAACAGAAAACGAAAGACAAACTGGAAATAGTTCTTATCACTACCAAGGTATGTCGCTCAGGGACTACTTCGCGGCGAAGGCTATGGAAGCTTTAATTTCTCAATGGATGAGGCTTGGACAGGGAATGCTTCCTAAGCACGACTATTCGGAAATTGCGAAAGAATCATACGAAATGTCTGACGCAATGCTCAAAGCCCGTGAGGTATCTGATGCCTAAGACTCCGAAGAAGAGGAAGAGGGTTACTGATAAGGATCGGTTGAATTGGTTACAAGAAAACGAAGTTGAAATTGTTTCTACTTCAAGATGGATATTTAGACAGGTTTATGGAGATTCCATTAGAAAGTGCATCGACCTTGAGATTCAGAGGACTCTATGACCCCCAGCGAGAAGAAGGCAAGGGAGAGTGACATCAAGATAGTTCAGGACATAGTGAAGCAAGACGAGCGTGCGGTAGTAACTGACTACCCTCTTTATCCTAATACACCTCATTGGTGGAAGCGTAAGTATGGACGCCTTGCCCTAGCCCTAGACCAAGCAAGGCGAGAGGGATGGCAGAGCTGTAAGGAGCAAGCGAAGCAGGCCATGACACCCGTGCTTCGTGACATGATTTCAATTTCAAGAGGTAGGGCTGTGGACTTGATTGAGAACCTGAAATACGAGGACTCCCATGACGAAGCGTAAGGAGGAAGTGTGAGTGTGATGATAGCCGTTTTCTTACTTGGATTTTGTGTGGGTAACATTTTTCAAATCTTCATAAGGGATCATTTGTGAACCAGAGCGACGAGGAAGCCATGAGTGACAAGCCCGAAGTTCCAAGGAAGCATCGGCATAGATACGATCAATGCTGTGCGGGAAATGAAAGCGTTGGCGGTTATCTTACCCCTGACGATGTTTATTACTGCAAATGCGGAAAGGTTAAGCCATGAAGTCTGATAACGAAGTGCCGAGAGCGGAAGATCAGAAGAAGGCCGAGGAACTGTTAAGCAACGTAGAAACATTTTGCCATTCAGCAGATCAAGGTGATTCATACATTTACGAAAGTCTTGTTGAAAGGATTGCCTCTGCCCTCGCCACTCAGCGTCAGGGGTTTGAGAGGGAGCGGAGGGAGCTTCAAGCACGAATCTATTCTCTGGCAGAAGGCAAGACAAACAGAATCTATATCTACGAGGGTTCTGATTTGGAAGCTAAAGAGTTGAATCGCCTTGAATCCGCCAACTCCGCGCTTGAGGAGAGGGTGAAGGAGCTTGAAGGAGCGTTCAGAAGCGCAAACTATTCGGCTCAAACATTTGAGAATGAATGCACCCGCTTGAAGGCCAAGGTAGCGGAGCTTACAGCCGAGTTACAAGCAACACGCAAAGCCTGTGACCAAGCGCATCAGAATACTCTGGATAGAGAAGAGGAGAGGGATCGCTTGAAGGCCGAGAATGTGGAGCTAAGAAAGACCGAAGATGCCGTCTTGGGGTGGACTCATCCTAATTTTAAATGGTATGCAGATAAAATCGACTCCCTCACCTCTCGCCTCTCGTGCGCTCTGGAGGCGTTGAAGAAGATACTCAGGGTTTGTCGTTTAAGAAAAAAATGGATGAATCCAACCTTAGCAGAATCTGAACTTAAAAAATGCACCGAAGAAATTGAGGCTGAATCCGTCCTCACCTCCCCCGACAATCTCAGGATGGTGGAGAGGGAGCCGTGGTATCACGCTGACGGAACCTTTGAAATGCTCCCGGTTGAGAAGGTCAAGGCTATGCGAATTAAGGCAGCGGCGGTGATTAAGGCAGCGAGAGAATTTTGTAAGGTTCGTGTATGTTGTCATTGGAATCCTGATACAGCGGATGAGGAAAAGAAAAACTGTATGCACCCCTTGTCCGATGCCCTTGAAGCCCTCGAAGCGCATGAGAAAGGCGGTGGGGTATGAGTGATGGAGAAGATAAAAATATGATGCGGTGTAACGACTGCGGAAGTTTTTTTAATATGTCTCAACTAGATCAAGTCATAAGACACGAACACAGATGTGGGCTGTGTAGTGGTAATTGTAAGGAAAATGGCTGTACCTGCATCTGTCACTACAAGAAAAAGGGCATCGTTAAGACTGAGAAAGGCGGGGTGTGATGAGTCTAGTTGTTCACCGATTTATTTACTGTGATGATTGCGGAGAAAACAATGGTGGAGACGATAGAGAAAAATCAGCTAATCAGATTAGAGTTGGAAGAAAAAGCGAGGGTTGGAAAGTAGGCCCTCCTAAAGATTATTGCCCAGATTGTTTAAAAAAGAAGCAGGTGATTCCACTCAATAAGGAGGCCCGATGAAGCCCGACGAGAAGGACAAGAGGATAGAGGAGCTTGAGGATTGTCTTGGACGCATCTATAACAGGTGTCTTTCAAAGTCCTACGACTCTATACAGGATGACGTTGAGAGAACGCTCCCGATTAAGATAGTCATTACTGAGGTGAAGTCAGATCAGGAGAAGATTGACATGGCTATCGGCGCTCTTAGGCCTTTCGTTCGGCAGTACCGTAACTACGGCAAGCACACCATATTCACTCACGGAAACTTTATTTATGCACAGCAGGCTTTAAGAGAGTTGGAGGGAAAGTGAGCCATAAATACATAATGGTCAAAGGGTCTAAGGACGCGAAGATCGCAGAACTCCGTGAGCTTGTGAGGGTGAAGGATGAGGCTCTGTTGCATCTAAAACATAACAGCCACCACTCCATTGAAGAGGAAATGTGGGACATTGATAAAGCCCTTGAAGCCTACGAATCACGGGGCAAACAATAAACTTTAATCCCGTAGCGGGAAAACAGGAGGATTTATGAAAAGCTACATCGGAACAAAAATAATCAAAGCGGTAGAAATGACCGATCTTGAATTTGAATATGAGAGATCGATGTTTGAGTCTGCCAAAGGAACGGTTAAAGAGTACAAGGACGGAGAGTGTCTTTTGCGTAGAGGTGGCGATCTTTGCTCAAGTCCACCGGAAGCACCAAGAGAACCGAAGGATGGGTATAAGGTTATGTACCCAGATGGTTATATGTCTTGGTCGCCTAAGAATGCTTTTGAACTATCCTATAGAGAAGTCACACAAGCTGAAAAAGAATTAACAAAATAATAGCCTCTCGCTACGGGGTTAAAATCACTATTGAATCCCTAACAAAAGGAGATGGAAGATGAAGCCCTGCAAATACTGTCTAAGAGCGTGGTCAGATTGTACCTGCCATGTGCGCCTTGAATCCTTGAAAAAAGGGGTGGGGAAATAATGATGACCATAGAACTAAAGGTGAATGGGCTTATCAAGGAAGTTATTGATATTCACCAGTACGATGCTCCATATTCAGAGCTTCCAGCAGATATGCAGAGGGAGGGTTGGCGAGGTTACCTGGTCAACAACACCTTCAAGATTCAGCATAAGCGCCAAGACGGAATCAGGGTTCTTGCAAGGTTGGCGCTCAATGTCATTAAAAAAGTTAAGCCATGACCACCCTATACAAAGGTGAGGTGAGAGAGTGAAGAAAGAAACGATCTTCTGCGATATCTGTAAGCGTGAAATAGTAGCAAACTATTGGGTTGAAGCTCCATCTAAAGTGGAAATAAAAATGACTCCACCAGCTCAGATTTATGAAAGCCATAACTTCCATGAGGTGTGTCGCAAGTGTCGGATGAAAATAGGAGAATTTATTACGCAGTTGGTGTGTGCGCCTGAAACGATTGAAGAACTTGGGGAGGCACGATGAAGCGGAAGGTGGTTAAGGCTTGGGTAGCAGTGGATGATAAAGGAAACCCAAAGTTTACATCTGTTTATGGAGGATTCTACGCTGTAATTAGTGAGTATGTTGACGAGAGAACAATCCCCTGCACCATCACCTACGAACTCCCCCGGAAAGCGAGGAAGAAGGTATGATGGGGCGAATAACCATCTCCTGCAAGGACGAAACCTTAAGCAAGCACAAAGGTGTAAAAGCTTGGTTGAAGTATCTGAACAAAGAAGTAAACAGAGAGCTGACACCAGATAAGGTAGCCATGATGGCGCTTGGATGCCCACATAAGATTGAAATTGTAGATGGGAAGTTGTGCGTCACAGTATTTGAAGACTTCTTACTATCCTCTCCCCCACCGCATTTAACCCCAGAGTCCACATGGAAGAACACGGATACGACGGAATAAGTAGGGATGCAAGTACGCTGGCCTTCCAAGTGCTATTCAAGGCTATTGAGGATGCATTCGGAATTGGAACAGTAAAGCTCTCGGGCGGCTCGATCTCTCAGGAAGCGAAGGATGGTGAGGTTAGTAGGAATATCCAGAGTGCGCGGGCATTCATAGCGAGCGAGGATCTGGAGACTCTATGTGAGTTGGCGGCGCTTCACTACGAAGTCCCAAGACCCTCGAAGGTACGTGAGCGATTAGCCCGGTTTATCGCTTCAGGGGAAGAGATGAATATACGGGAGGTCTACAAGTCATCTTGGGAATTACATAAGCCAAGGAAGGATGAGGAGGAGGATGCCCTGCTGGATGATCTACCCGAGTTGCCCGAGCTTAAGAACTTCGGGAGATTGGCTTATGGGCGGGATGCTGGGTGGCCTGATTTAAAAGCAAAAGCTGAAGAGCAAAAGAATGAAAAGAGTGAAAAGCTTGGGTGATAAGGAAGAAAAAGAAAAGCTTATCGTTGGAATCTTCCGTGAGCAAC